TTATTGCCGATAAGGGTGTTTGGACTGCGAAGAAGCGTTATGTTCTTAATGTACACAATTCCGAAGGTGTTCAATACGCAGAACCAAAGATGAAGATTATGGGACTTGAGATGATCAAGTCTTCAACTCCGTTGGTTGTTCGTGCTAAATTAAAAGAAGCGATGAAGATTGTCATTGCTGGTGATCAAAATGCTTTGCGTAAATTCATCACAAACTATCAGAAAGATTTTTATAAATTACCAGTTGAAGATGCTGCTTTCCCAAGAAGTGTTAACAACTTAAAAGAGTATGCTGATCCATCTAGTATCTATCGTAAGTCAACACCGATTCATGTTCGTGGTGCTTTGATGTATAATCACTTCATCAAAGAACGCAATCTTCTACAGAAATATCAACCGATTCGCGAAGGCGATAGAATTAAATTTATCTATCTTCGTGAACCAAATACTATTCGTGAAGATGTAATTAGTTTTACGAACACATTACCTAAAGAGTTCGACTTACATAAATACGTAGATTATGAGAAACAATTTAATAAAGTATTTCTTGATCCACTATCTGCGATTATGGGTTCGATTGGGTGGACTCTTGAAGACGTATCGAATCTTGATGATTTTTTCGCATAATTATTTGATAAAAAATACTACATATAGTATAATGATGAATATTAGGAGAGTAACATGGTAGATAAAAATTTTCCCGACATCGAGGATGTTGAGTTTAAAGAAAAGGTTGTTACGAATGAACGACCATTTAAGATTGTTTGTGAGAAACATGGTGAGATTAATGACGCATATGTGTTCAATGTGAATATGCCAGAACATGGATTTGATAAACGATCCTATTGTTTAGTATGCGCTATGGAATATCTGCAGATGATTTCAAACGAAGTTATGTTTGTTAAAAATGAGGAGACAAAAGATGAGTAATTTTTTAAAAGATATCGTAAAGGAACTTGATAATGAATATGCGGGATTGGCTGATGATGGTGTGGTCGGTGATACTGATAGTTTTATCGACACTGGTTCTTATTCCCTTAATGCTCTTCTCAGTGGTAGCATCTATGGTGGTCTTCCTGGGAACAAAGTTACAGCTCTGGCTGGTGAGTCTTCCACAGGAAAGACATTTTATGCTCTTGGCATTGCGAACAATTTTCTTCGCAGTAATGCACAGGCTGGAGTCATATACTTTGAAACAGAAGGTGCGCTGAATCGTGAGATGTTAGTAGATCGTGGTATTGATACCAAACGATTTATGCTTGTTCCTGTTTCAACTGTTCAAGAGTTTCGTACTCAAGCAACTAAAGTTTTAGATGCTTATGAAAAGACACCTAAGAAAGATCGTCCACCTTTGATGTTCTTTTTAGATTCGCTTGGTATGCTTTCAACTTCTAAAGAGATGGAAGATATTGGTGAGGGTAAAGATACTCGTGATATGACACGTGCTCAACTTATTCGTGGAGCATTCCGAGTTCTATCATTGAAATTGGCTAAGATGAATGTTGCTATGGTTGTCACTAATCATACCTATGCTGTTGTTGGTGCGTATATGCCAACTAAGACTATGGGTGGTGGTGATGGTTTGAAATATGCAGCATCTACTATTGTTTTCCTTTCTAAGTCGCAAGACAAAGATGGTACTGAAGTAGTTGGTAATATTATAAAATGTAAACTAGAAAAGTCTCGCTTCACTCGCGAGAAATCTATGGTTGAAACTAAATTATCATTTACTAAAGGTCTTGATCGTTATCATGGTCTTTCTGATCTTGCTATCGAAGCAGGAATTTGGAAATCGCAAGGTGGTCGTATCGAAGTACATGATGGTCGCAAAGTATTCGGTAAGAATATTGCGAACAATCCCTCTGAGTTTTTCACCGAAGATATCTTAAAACAACTTGACACATATTGTAAAAAGAAGTATAATTATGGTAGTGAAGAAGATATCCCAACTGAAGAACTAGAGGAAGAAGTAGATGCGAATTGAAGACCAAATATTTGGCAATCTGATTGGACAAGAGGCATATACTCGAAAGGTTATGCCTTTTTTGGATCCAAATTATTTTACTGATAGAACAGACAGAGTTATCTTTGAAGAGTTTCTAAAATTCTTCACAGAGTATAATGTCGCACCAAGTAAAGATGTTCTTAAAATTGAAGTATCCAATCGTAGCGATGTTACAGAAGATCAAGTAAAAAGAGTTAATGATATTCTTGATTCTGTTAATGTTGAAACAACTAATCTTGATTGGATAACCAACACAACAGAAAAATTCTGTAAAGAGAAGGCTGTTTATAATGCTATCATTAACTCAATTAGAATCATTGATGGAAAAGACAAGAATCATACTCAGGATGCTATCCCCGATCTATTGTCTAAAGCACTTGCTGTTACTTTTGATTCCCATGTTGGTCATGACTATCTTGACGATGCAGATGCGAGGTATGATTTTTATCATAGGGTTGAAGAGAAGGTTCCTTTCAACTTGGAAATGTTAAACAAGATTACCAATGGTGGTCTATCTAAGAAAACTCTAAACATTATCCTTGCTGGTACTGGTGTTGGTAAATCGTTGGCGATGTGTCACTTTGCTGCTGCTAATCTTATGATGGGTAAGAATGTTTTGTACATTACGATGGAGATGGCTGAAGAGCGTATCGCTGAACGTATTGATGCGAACTTGCTAGAACTTACCATGGATTCTTTGAAGATGGTTGAGAAACGTGTCTTTGATTCTAGGATTGGTAAGGTTCGTGGTAAGACAGAGGGTAAGTTGATTGTCAAAGAATATCCAACTGCCTCTGCTCACTCAGGACATTTCCGTGCGTTGATTGAAGAACTTAAGATGAAGCGTGCATTTATTCCTGATATTATTTACATTGATTATCTTAATATTTGTTGTAGTCAGCGTATGAAGATGGGTGGTTCTGTAAACTCTTATACATATATTAAAGCAATCGCTGAAGAACTTCGTGGTTTGGCTGGTGAGTATAAAGTGCCGTTGGTATCAGCGACACAAACTACTCGTGGTGGTTTTGTCAACAGCGATCCAGGTCTTGAAGATACTTCAGAGTCGTTTGGTTTGCCAGCGACTGCCGACTTGATGTTGGCGTTGATTGCGACTGAAGAACTTGATCAAATGAATCAGATTATGGTGAAGCAGTTGAAGAATCGTTATTCTGATCCAAATTTCTACAAGAGATTTGTGGTTGGTGTCGATAGAAAGCAAATGCGTCTTTATGATGTTGAGATGAGTGCTCAAGCAAATATCTCAGAGCAAGGTACTACTGATGATGATGTTCCTTTGTTTGAGCAATCTAAGTTTGGTGCAAGAATTAAAACAGAAAATTTTGAAGGATGGAAAGTATGACAAAAGTTATAGTCGCAGATAAGATTCATGATTCGGAACATTTACTTGGTATGTTCGTAGATGAATCACACTACGATCTTTTGGTTGAAGAAGATACAGATTTCTACTTACCAACTGACCATGAAGATGACGATCCACACAGCGAAGCAAAGATCGCATTTAAATTCCGTAAGAACTTCTTTAGTAAAGAAGAACAAGAACAAGCATATGTTGGTTTGCGTGAAGCAGCAGTTCGTACTGAGAATCGTGGTTTGGCTTCTGGTATTAAAGCAGGAACTTCTGTCACAGGCGAAGGTCGCGAATGGGTAACTAATTATCAAGAAGAAATGATTCAAGCAATTCTTGGTGCTCGCACTGAGTCGTTGATTGAAGGCGATGTTATTGAAGAAGTCCGTAGTCGTTATCCTACCACAGCCGATCGTTTAAAAGCGGTAGGATCTGGTAAGAATAATGTATGGGTTATCTCACGTTTCCGTAATAAATTTAATTTTGATGAGTGGCTTGATACAATTATTCCTCTTGGTCGTGAAGAACGTGCGAAAGCAACAGAAGAAGTAATGACGATGATTAGCGAAACTTCTTATGGCAATCCAGTTGATTCTGGTATCGCAGGTTGGTTTGATCGTTATCCTCGTATTCCTTATGGTCGTGCGACAACTTATACACGTGATAATTTCCAAAAGTTTTCAATGGCGTATCCATTCTTACAATCTCTAGCACGTGGTTTCAAACAATTCTTACCACAGCGTTATGCTAATCAAAAGGCAGCAACTGACAAGATCGATCAGAAGTTTGTTATTGAAGGTACACCATTCACAACTGTAACTGTGAATAAAACATTCCGTACAGCTGCCCATCGCGATGCTGGTGACTTTACTGAAGGTATGTCAAATCTTTTGACACTTTCTAATGATGGTCGTTACTCAGGTGGTTATTTAATTTTCCCTGAGATTCGTACTGCTGTTAATGTTCGTCCAGGAGATTTGTTACTTGTTAACAATCACGAAGTTATCCATGGTAACACACCGATTGTTTGTGAGGAAGGTTCTGAGCGCATTTCTCTTGTTGTTTATTTGCGTGAGAATATGATGCAACTTGGTAGCTGGGAATATGAGAATGCTCGTTATGAGTATGTTGAATCTCGTCGTCTAAATAAAGAACATAAGTTGTGGAAGAAACTTTGGAATGGCGTAAGTCCAGGAATGTGGGACGAAGAAGAATGGTATGATTATCTTCGTAATCGTCCGAATGGTGATGATATGATTTCGAAATATCATCCCGAAGCGAACAATGCTGACTTAGATGAATTCTTTGCTTGACAAAAACTCAAATACATAGTATAATATAGTTTTAAAGGATTAATGATGCGTAGTAATTATTGGACATGTTCTAAGTTTGCCGACTGGCTTCGTGGCACAATGAAACCAACTGCTGAAACCAGCGAAGGTTGGCACAAATGGAACAAGCAAGCAAAAAAGTCACATCCTTTCCGCTACTGGTTAGCAGAAGAAGGACTTGATATTATTCAAACAACAATTTTTTACCCAGTAGATAAAATTTATGCTCTCAAGTATTATATTAACAATCGTTGGGTTACTCGCACTCATTCTCTTACTGCTCATGCTCGCGATATTCGTCCTGGCGACTGGTGCGATGTTGGGAATCGATTTTTGCCATGTTTGTTTAATGAACTTGTTGACTTTGTTGAAATCGAACTTGCGTGGTGGCATGTAGCATGGGATGAAAATGCTCGTAAGAAATTTGTTGCACCATGGTGGGCATGGGGTTGGTTCCGCTGGCGCACTTGGCGCAAACCCGAATGTGGTCTTGCTAATTTAGAATGGCAACGTAATTTGATTCATAATGAGGAATGGGTAGAAAAAGATAGTCCAGACTTTGGGAAACCAACTCACCAAGCAATTAAAGCACAAGAAATTCTAGATCTATATACTTGGTGGACAGTTGAGCGTCCTAAGCGTGTTGATCCTCACGAAGCATCAGGATGGTCTGCTTACTGTGATGAAGGCAGAAAAGAACTTGATGAGGATGGTGAACCATATGGTCTATTCGGTCGTGGTGAAAGAACACCAGAAGAAAAAGAAAGAGTTTCTAAAATGCTTGATGAGTGTCATAAAATTGAACAAGCGCATGAAACTGAAGATGAAGAAATGATGATACGACTGATCAAGGTGCGTCATGGACTCTGGACATAAATTAGAACTGGTTAAGTATAGGGACCCAGGAATGCCAACCTATACTTATTTTTATACGATCAATAAGAAAGTTGTCAGTCCATATTTTGACAGCGAGCAAGAAGCAATAATTTGGTTAGAAAATAGAACAAAGGATAAAGAATGAAGATTATGATGGTTATGCACACCTTCAACAATTTTGGAGGTATCATTAAT